CGACATACCAAAAAGCCGCTCGGGATGGGCTGGACGCGGACATGATCCACGAAATGGTCGAGAGTGAGACCTGGCTGACCGGTGAAGAAGCGGCTGAGATGTTTAACATCGAGCTGTTGGATGCCGCGCCGGTCTTGAATTGTTACGCCGGGAAAGACGGGGCGAGAGTTATCAATGAACTGCCGGCGGGTATCACTATTAAGTCCTGGCAGAATGGTATTCGAGCCGAACAGCCATGTGAGGCTGAGACGGTAAAGAATAAGGGTGAAACGGCGCGGATTAAGGCCGCGCTGGCATTAGCGAAAGGAGTAATCGTACAATGAAGAAATCTGATGAGATCAAGAAAACTGTAAACGAGCTGACGACGAAAGTCGAAGCCGCCCAGCAGGCGGAAGACTTCGCCACGGCAGGCAAGCTGGCTGATGAGCTGACGGCGACTGTGAACCAGTACAAAGCTGCGAAGGCCATGGAAGACGCTGAGCTGGAAACTTTCCAGCAGACGGCGGTGCCGGTAAAGTCTTCGCCGGTGGTAGCTGACGCGGCGACGCGCAACCGCATTTTCAACAAGCTCGTATTCGGCGGCAAGCTGAGCGATGACGAGAAAATGATCTATGCTGAGAACCGCTCCGCGTTCAACAGCCCCGGTACTCCGGGCCAGGTCGAAGCGACGCCGGGCAAAGGCGGTTATCTGGTCCCGGTCGAACAGCTCAACATTCTCTATGAGTATCGCCGGGCCTACTCTCAGCTCCGTGATTACTGCAACGTGTTCAACGTCAATAAACCGACCGGCCGGTTCCCCGCGATGGGCCAGACGTCCGCGATGCTTGTGGAGTTCGAGGAACTCAATACGATTCATAAGACTGACTTCGACTTCAGCCAGATCTCCTGGACGATCGCAAGCTATGGCGACATCGTACCCATCAGCTATGAGCTCATGGATGACGCTGATTTCAGCATCATGAGCATCATCGGTCAGAAGCTGGCACGCGAAGGCGTCAACCGGGAGAACAATATCATCCTGTCGGCGATTGCTACTCAGCTCTCCAGCCCGACCACGATCACGACTTATAAGCAGCTCATGAAGTCGATGAATGTCACGCTGGACCGTGCGTTCTATGCCAACACCAAAATATATACGAACCAGGACGGCTTCCAGTGGCTCGCTGAGCTGGAAGACGGCAACAACCGGCCGCTCCTCGTGCCGGATGTCACTGTGCCTGATTCCTATCGGTTCCGCGGGAAAGAGGTCGTTGTCGTGCCGAATGGCACGTTGGCAACGGACACCAGCGGAACGGATCACCTGGCTCCGATCTATGTCGGCAGCATGAGTGATTTCATTGCGTTCTTCCAGCGCCAGGGTGTCGAGATCGCCACGTCCGACCAGTTCATGTTTGATAAAAACGCGGTCGCTGTCCGTGCCGTCATGCGGTTCGGTGTCAGCATCCTCGACAGTGCTGCTTTGGTCGGTTTGAACGTAAAGGTGAATTGATGATTACGCTGGCAGACGCGAAGGAGTACCTGCGCGTTGATGGGACGGCAGAGGACAATTTAATCACTGATCTCGTCACGGCCAGCGATTACTATCTGCAAAGTGCCGTCTCCGGCTACACTACGCTGTACGCCGGAGATACGGTTTTTGCGGGCCAGGCTGATATGGTCCGTTACGCATGGATCGCGGAGGCGTATCGTAACCGTGACGCGGCAAACGACGGCAGGGCGAACGACCGGCATTTCTCGTATATGTTTTTCTCGCAAATCACTCAGCTGCAAAACTGGACGGTGACGACGACATGATGCAGATCGGGAACGCGATGAAGACGACTATCGATGATCTCTCCGAGCGTGTTGAAATCACATACACTGAGCGAGACCGTGATAGCGCCGGTAATCTGATATCGATTGCGACCCGATCATATAGCCGTGGTGTGGTGTGGGCGAAAGTCCTACCAGTCTCCGCGGCGGTCGGCGAAGGGTACGAATCCGGACAGAACACAGTAGGGTATCGTGTGACAGTCCGGTACCGGAACGATATCATGCCGGATGATCTGGTCCATTGGCGCGGGAAAACATTATCTATCACTGCCCCGCCGTATGACGCTGAGAGCCGGCGGAAATGGACGGTCCTAGACTGCAGGGAGCTGATACCGGATGGGCAGACATAATCACTACCGGGACAAAGGATTTACCCGGGGGTATATATCACACCAGGCAATCCAGCCGGTTGTTGATGCGCTGCGAAAAGCAGGCGATCATGTCGAAGCCGCGGCGAAGGCGGCGTTGAAAGACGGCGCTGACATTATCGTTGCGGACGCGAAACGGCGTTGCCCTGTGTACGACGGGACCGACGTCGTGAAGAACGGAAAGACATATCACTATATGGACAAAAGGAAACGGCCGGGAGAATTACGGGACAGCATCCACGCGACGCAGACGCATGATGGCGCATGGTATAACATCAGCGCAGACGCGAAAGTGGAAACGCGCAAAGGGCCACTGTACTATGGCGCCATTGTAGAATTCAGCCCACGCATCAACCGGCCTTTTCTTTACCCTGCTCTGGACTCGAATGAGATTCGGGTTAAGAAGATGATCCGAGACGCTGTACAGAGAGCGGTGGAAAGGGGGACGAAATGACCGAGGTTTTAGATACTGTTTATTCTCTGCTGTCTACAGACAGTGTTCTGTCCGGCATGGTCGCCGGGATGTATCACCAGCATGCTCCCGCAGGGAGCCGGTTGCGGTATCCGTACATTGTGTATTCTCAGCTATCTGACTCACCGGCGCTGACATCTGATAACGCCGAGCGGGAACGCCGGGTGACGATACGGATCCATATCGTAGCCAAGGAAGGCCAGTATGCCGAGGTTTACTCCCGCATCCACGAGCTTATGATTGGCGCGGGATTTATGAGAAATTACACGAATGATATCTGGGACAGTGGAGTTTTTGCAAGAATCGTAGATTACAGAATAGGAGTTGATTCATAATGGCAGCACCGGCTTCGGGCCTCACCACGGGGCAGTTTATTGGTATCCAGCGCTTGCATGTCGCGGAGATGCTCACCGACGTACCGAATGGCAGCGCGACTTATGGGACTATGTTGGATCTTGGAAAAGTTTTGATCGAGGTGCAGATCGAGCCGTCCACGAATGACGCGACGCTCTACGCTGACAACCAGGCAATCGACACGGCGAACACCATCCAGGAATATACGCTGACGTTCACCACGGCCGCGATGCCCCTGGAATACTTGGCGTACCTCTTCGGGCATCAGGTTCAGAATGGCGTAATGATTGCTGATAAAAATGACGTGGCGCCGTATTTCGGCCTTGCCTTTCAGGCGGACAAACGCAACGGTAAAGCCAGGTTCGTTAAGTTCTTCAAAGTGCAGTTCAACGAGCCCAGCGAAGATCTCAACACGAAAGGTGAAAATATCGAGTACAATACCCCGACAATCAGCGCAAAGGCAATCTATCGCCTCGCCGACGGTCTCGTCTACGTCAAGGGTGATGAGGAGAGCACCGGCTGGAACACCACCGTAGGAACTAACTGGTACTCTGGCATGGGTTACACGACGCTGTCGCCCTGATGAGGAGGTAACCGATGGATACTCCGCATATAGTCATTGACGGAAAAACCTACGAACCGGCCCCGCCGACCATGGCTGTCTGGCGGGGTACGGTCGATTTTATGGACGCCGAGAAGGCAAACTGGACTCTGCCTGATTTCGGGAAACGGTATATCGCGTACATCGTGACGGCGTTCAACCGGCCCGAAGTCACGGCGGAGGCGGTTGAGAAAAATCTGCTGGCGACTGACCTGGTCCCGACCGGGAACGCGCTGATAAATTGGGTATATATGCAGATCCTCGAGCCGCTGGCGAAAATCCCAAACGCCGAAGCGCCGAAAGCGGAAGACAGCTGACGGCGCGGGAGAGTTTACTAGTATACTATGAGTCCCTGCAGTGTGCCTACGGGTGGACTGTCCAGGAGATTGACTGCCAGGACGCAGCATTCTTGCTGGATCAGCTGGCGGCGAAAATGAAAGCAGAGGAAAAGCAGGTTAGCATTGAAGACGTACTTTAGGGGGGCGTGGAATGGCGAAAGAAACTTTAGGCCAGCTGGCTATTGGCATCGGGCTGGACTTTTCGGCGCTTGAAGCTGATATCGGCGAGGCCGGGGAAACGCTGCGAAGCGCTCTCTCTAAAATCCAGGCGAACACAAAGGCAATCAAGCTCGAAGCAGAGATAGACACGGCGAAGCTGGGCGCGGCCGGGACGGCAGTCGACCAGCTGAGGGTTAAAGAGAAGGGGCTTACTCGTGAGATTGAAGAGCAGAACAAAGCGGTTAAACTGCTCGAAATCAATCAGCAGTACGCCAGGAAGACATTCGGAGCTGATAGCTGGCAGGCACGGAAAGCAACCAACGAATATCTGAAACAGGTTCTGCATGTTGAGAAATTAAACGCACGATTGCGTGAGACTCAGGCCACGCTGACACGGATCAACGGGCAAGCGGCGAAAACCACGAACTCGTTCGCCGGAGCCGGATCACGGTTGCAGGGTGGGCTGTCCGGTGCCGCAAAGGCGGCAACGGCTCTTGCCGCCGGGATGGCCGCGGCATAGCCTGGATAAACTCCATCTGCCTGCCGCTCTTTTCAGC